AATTATTTGTTGTGCAGCTTCTTGACCAGAGCCAAATAAATCCAAACCAGTTAAATTATTTGTACTATTTGAGGTTCCTCCTAAAGTTATATATTCACTTCCAGTAAATTCAATTAAACATTGAACAAAATTTTTACCTGGACTAGGGTTAAAAGGCTGATTATTAAAAACTACTTGAGTAGGTGGTGTTTTTTGTAATTCATCAATTAGTCGCTGTTCTATATCTTTTCGAATTGTATTTAAATTTAAAGCAGCCATTAGTTTTTACTTTGAGCCTTTCTAACTTTTCTAGCTACAAATTCTACCTCTTTCAATGGCCAACCTGCACTTCTGTTACTATCTCTTGATTGAAATGTATTATTCCAGGAGGGAGGAGTATTGGTACCAAAGCAAACTGCTTCCGCATAAGGTAAAGGATTAATTAAGCTATATGTATTACCAATAGTTTCTTTTTGATAATTTATTTTAAATGGAGGTATTATTGCAGATTTATTAGGATTAAAAGGACCACCTTGAATAGGAGCACTTCTTTTATTTTCAGCCAATTGCCAATTCATTCGAAACCTTCCAGTATCTA